ACTGAAGACATAATGAAACAACTTGAAGAAGCTGTATTTCAAGAGTTTAATTATGGAAGTAAAAAGGAGATTAAGGATGAGGAAACATGATGTTTATTTGAAGGCGTTGTGGACACTTGTTGGGATTATTATAGTAGGTGGTGTTTATTGCTTATCATATTATGATGTTGATGAGGCTGTGGTAAGTGAATCAAAAACATTTTTTGAATTTGTGAGGACTGTATTAAAATGATGGCTAGTAGTGATATAGAAAGTACATTTAGTGCATGGGTAGTTTATCAGGGTATCTATGCTCATTTTACAAGAGATTATGATTATTTTAGATATAATGGAAAGGGTAATTGGAATAATATAGATTCCATGGAAAGAAGTTTTGCCAAGTTGGAAAAGAATGGAAACTTTTCTATGCAAAGAAAACTTTTTAAAGATTTAGGAAGAACTTTTACTAATAAAGAATCGTTGATTTTCTTTTATCTTTCACAGTTTACAGATGGAATTTATTTTCCAGCACATTTTGACACGGATTTATATGATGAGTATAAAGCCAGAATGAATAACTTTGATTTCCATATTCATATGAATATGATAGAAGTTAAAAAGTGTATGAAAGAATATAATATAAGTTTTGATAAGATATTCATTACTAAAAGTATGAATCATCCATATATTTTAAAGTTATGTCTTTCTAAGAGTATATCGTTGGAAACTTTTACGGTTTTGGATATGATATTAAATTTTATTCCACAAATAGACAAATATTTAAAAGATCCTATATGGGAGGATCACAAAAAATTAGTATTAAATTATAAACCATTTTTAGAAGTAGATGTAGATAAACAAAAGAAAATAATAAAGGATGTTTTGATGAAAGGATAGTATGCGAACTGAGACTTTGATTTTAGAGAATCTTTTATATAATGACAATTATTCAAGCATCGTTGGTATCTTCTTAAAACCAGAATATTTCAAAGAGAACGCTGAGAAGCAAATCTTTATAGAAATACAAAAACACATTTCGGAGTTTAATAAAGCTCCAACAAAAGAAGCACTATCTGTTAAATTGAATAATAGAGAAGATTTGAATGAAGCTGCATTTAACAAATGTAATGAAGTTCTTGAAACTCTAAAAGGTAAAACAGATGATGAAGAATGGTTGACAAAAGAAACAGAAAAGTGGGCAAAAGACCAAGCAGTATATAATGGTATCGTGCAAAGTATTTCTATCTTGGAAGGTAAAGATAAGAAAGCCTCAAAGGATGTCATTCCAGAAATTCTTACAGAAGCATTAGCTGTTTCATTAGACAAAAGTATCGGACATAATTATTTGGAAGATGGTGAAGATAGATGGGATTTCTATCATCAAAAGGAAACTAAGATTCCTTTTAAAATGATTATGTTGGATAAGATTACAAATGGTGGTATCTCGCCAAAAACTCTTACAGTATTATTAGGTGGAACTGGTGTTGGTAAAACTCTAGTAAAAACTCATTTTGCATCACAGTATTTAAGACAGGGAAAGAATGTTTTATATATTACAATGGAAATGGCTGAAGAAAGAATAGCTGAAAGAGTTGATGCTAATTTGATGGATGTCGAGTTAAATGATTTACATAGAATGCCGAAAGATATGTTTGAGAAAAATCTCAAAGAAATGAAAATCGGTAGATTGATTGTTAAAGAATATCCAACAGCTGGAGCCCATGTTGGTAATTTTCGTGCATTGATACGGGAATTGAAAATTAAAAAAGACTTTACAGCAGATATTATCATTTTGGATTATTTAAATATTTGTGCATCTAGCAGAGTGAAGTGGGCTGCAAATATGAATACTTACATTTACATTAAATCTATTGCTGAGGAGATTCGTGGATTAGCAGTAGAATGTAATGTTCCAATTATTACAAGTTCACAATTAAATCGGGAAGGGTTTACAAGTTCTGATCCTGATTTATCTAATACATCTGAAAGTTTTGGATTACCAGCAACAGCAGATTTGATGCTTGCAATCATAGCAAAAGATGATGGAGTTGGTACAAATAATCAGATTTTGTTTAAGCAGTTGAAGAATCGTTATAGTGATATTTCTTTAAATTCTAAATTCCTGGTTAATGTAGTTAAGAAGAAAATGATGTTGGTGGATATAGAAGAAAATGACCAGCCTGCTTTAGCAAATGATGGTAGTAACAAATATTATGAAAAGAAGTCAGATGCAAATTCTAGTTCAAATCCATTGGCTAAAGAGTTCAAAATTAGACCAAAGTTGAGGACTGAAAAAGTATATGATGATTGGAATATATAAATAGTGATATAAACAACAGGAGGCTATTATGCAAGATTTAACTATTTCTGATGGCTGGTTTAATAAACAAGAAGATGAAAAACCATTAATGAAGAAATTATGTGAACATCGAGCTGATACAACTACTTTGGATTATGATGTAGGTATTGAATATTGCAATTTTTGCGGCGCATTAGGCCATTATAACGTAGATATTGACAAAGTGGAGTGGAAATTGCCTGAGTTTTTAGTGAAACAGAATTATAACTAAGCTGAAAAGTATTATAAATATAGAGTAAATATGAGTGATGATATTAAAAAAATGTTTTCCGATGCAGTAGAAAAAGCCGTAACGGAAAAAGAAGAAATTAGTGAAAATTCTATCTTACATAGAATTTTAGCCACTAATGTTGACCATTATAAGATATGTCCGTTTCGGTCATTAAATGTGGATGATTGTCCTCTTTGCAAAATAAAAAATTTATGAAAGCGTTTTATGTTATCATTTAAAGAAGTATTAAATGAAGATAAAAATACGCACATGGAACACCTTGAAGATGAAATCATCAACAATGGTGTAAAGGGTGCGACAACAGTAATACGGTTTTTAGATTCCTTGAAAGATATGTTATCAGGCGGAAAAAAGAAAACCAATATTACTGTTAAGTGGGATGGAGCTCCAGCAATATTTGCTGGAATCAATCCAGAGAACGGAAAGTTTTTCGTCGCAATAAAAGCATTGTTTAATAAGTCCCCCAAAATAAATTATACGGTAGCTGACATTAAAGCTAATCATGGTTCAGGCGGGCCTTCAGATAAAATAAAACTTGCGCTGAAACACTTACCGGATCTCGGATTAGATGATGGAGTCTATCAAGGTGATATAATGTTTTCTAAAGGTGATTTGAAAAAACAAACAATAGATGGTGAGAGTTGTTTGACGTTTACACCAAATACTATCACCTATGCTGTTCCAGAAGATAGTGATTTGGCTTCTGATATGAGGAAGGCAAGTCTTGGAGTGGTGTGGCACACAAAGTATACAGGAAACAGTATTGCTGATTTGAAAGCATCTTATGGTGTTGATTCAAGTCAATTTAATAAAAGTAAAAAAGTTTGGTTTGATGATGCATATGTAGATACTGCAAATGCAGCTACGTTTTCTCCAGCTGATACAAGTAAGTTGGAGAGTAAAATAAATAAGATTGCTGGTGCAGCTAAGAAGGCAGGTACATTCTTAAATGAACTTAGTAAAGATAAAACAAAGTGGGGATTAGCTCCACTTATGAAAATCTTTTTTAATTCAAAGATTCGTGAAGGAGCTAAGATAGCTAACACTAAAAAACTTGTTAAAGAATTTAAAAAGTATTATAAAAGTCGAATGGAACAAGAAATTGATTCAAAGAAATCTGTTAAAGGAAAACAGAAATACAAAGATATTCAAAAAGAATCAGAAAAGGTTTTAAAGAAATTCAAAGACGAATTATATTTTACAATGGCCACTTACTTAGGAATACTTGAAGCAAAAGAAATGGTCATTAGAAAACTGGAAACCATAAAGGGTATTGGTACATTTTTAAAAACTAGTGATGGGTATAAAGTAACAGCACCAGAAGGTTTTGTTGCTATTGATACAAAAGGTGGTGCAGTTAAATTAGTTGATAGACTAACTTTTTCCCATGCAAATTTTACTATTGCAAAGGATTGGGTTAAGGGTTGAGATATTTTACAAAATTACCTTTAATATTTGATGAAGAAAAACTTGTAGAAGCCTTGGAACAAGTTTTAGAGATTGCTCCGTGGCCTGATGAAGTTTTGAATGCTGATAAAAAATATCATCAAATATGTTTAACACAAAAACAAGGTGAAAAAGCACCAGATTGTTTTTATCAAGGTAATGGTGGTGTCTATCGTACAATGGTAGATGGACAAGAAGTTATAAGACAGCAAGAATTGGATGAAAGAGATTATAGTCTTTTTGTCCCAGAGTTGAATCATACATATTTTAAAGAAGTTTATGATACATTGAAAGAATATGTTTATATTAATTATGAGGGTGAATTAGGTCGTGTACGTTTAATTAAATCAAAACCAAGAACAGCGTTATCATGGCATCGTGATCCAGAAGCTAGACTTCATGTTCCAATCGTTACTAATATTGGAGCAAAAATGGTAATAGAAGATGAAGTAAAACATTTACCTGTTGGAAGAGCTTGGCATACGAACACAGTTCATTATCATAGTCAGTTTAATGGTGGTGAAGAAGATCGTATTCATTTAGTAACTTCCATTAATCGCAAATCTTCATGGTGGAGGATGGGATAATGTTAGAAGATTTAAAAGAACTTAGAAGTATATTAGATAGATTTATAGCTAAGTATGAAAAAGAAGCTATATATTGTGTAGGGCAATTAGAAGTAGATAGAGAAGATGAAGAAGATGATAACAATTTAACCAAGGAAGGATTCTGGAACGGGAATGACATCTATTAGATCAAGGTATTGTGCAAGGTGTGATGCAAAAATAAAGTGGGATTGTAAGTGTCCAAATCATTTGCATATGGCATGGCAACGAAAAAATATATTTCATAGTGGTAAACGATATAAAGGAAAAAAAGCTTGGCAAAAAGTTTATTCAGATGAAATTGAATATAAAGGGGATTCAAAATGAAATCATTTAAAGGTTTTATGCAAGAATTAAAAGAGTTTATTAAGAAAGATGGTGCAAGGCGTCGTGTAGCTGGTGGCGACGGTCGTAAAAGTAAAAAGTCCAAAGAAGAAATGTGTGCAGACCACGAGGACGAGGATGATGAAGAACTTTAAAGTATTTGTAAAAGAAAATTGGAAAAACGAAGCTTATGAGTTAAAGTTG